GCTGTATGTTCCTGATCGCAGGCGGGCACTAACCTTTTGAAAAGACTTCGTGCTTGAGCAACCCCCCACATAGGTGAGGCCGCTATCGTAGGATAGGCGTTGTAGGAAATCGCCAACCGGGAGAAACCAATCGTAAACAAAAGACCAAGGAAGTAATTCCCAGGCCAATGTTAATGGATCAGTTAAACCTAGTTCGCGCCCTTGTCGGATAAAATCATTAGTCACTACGAATTCGAGTTTACACATCGAAGCCGTTGTTCTATTTGAAAATGTCCAATCAAGGGGTCCTATGTATGTACCGCCACCGTCCACTAACGTACTCGAGGTCCGAACTTCCGGCAAAGAAACTTTCACTGTCTTTCGCACTCTCAAAAAGAGTGGTCGAGATGCTGAGTTCTTCGCAAGATGTTCGGCTGCCCCGTGAGCGTCAGCTAACAGAGGTTTCCAGCCGTACTGTAAGGCTAGCCAGTTGTTTCCAAGATCTTTCGAAAACTTACCAGGGTGATGAGTGATACCGAGAACATCTAATGCTTTGCGAAATTTTCGCTTGCGTAGATATCCGATAACCTTCGTCACTTTCTGGACAGTATCGTTGATCATGTTGGCAACTTGCTTCCGTTCAGCGACAAATTGAGCGAAGTTGAACTTCTGATCAATTATGTCATCCATTGCGCCATTAATCGCCCGTTGTATACATACAGAGTCGTGTGACACGTCTCTGTAGCTACTATTCGGCGATCCAGAAGGTGCTGTCTGTGCTTGCGAACTAACTCCAAAAACGTATGGCCCAACAACAGTATCCCAGTAGTAATTAGAAGGCGGAAATCTTCGATACAAATTTATAGAACCCGAAGAGATCATCTTTGATGAAAGAACATTAAGATTATTGTACACAATTCGGCGGGGATAACCCGCTGAATTGGTACCAACCCATGTTCGATCATAAATATGAACTTGATTCGAGAACTGTACATTTGAAGGAAGATTCCGACCGTTTCTAACTACTGTGAGTGTGTTGGTTATACGTTCGGGGCTAGGACGAGGCATGGACAACTCCAATCTAGAACAAGTCTGAGGTTCTG